ATCCTAATTATCCAAGCATTGGATATTATACATATCTTGCGGAACAAGATAATACTTTACGACCTGATTTTTATAATGGATGGGAAGGTGATGTAACTTGGAAAAATGATGGGTGTATCAATGTATTACCTGAACGATATATCACTACATTTCTTGAAGATAACCCGGTTCCATATACAGAGCAAACTGAAGAACTTAAGTTCTGGGAACTATTATATAATCATATTGCCACATTGATGGATAAGACGGAACTATCCCTTTGGTTCAAACATTGGCTAAAAGAGATATATCAGATCGAATATAATTTCGATTACCCAAATGACCACAGTGTGGATGAAATATTATACACGGTTACATTTAGATTGAGATAAAAAACATATAAATATTTATGGCAGACAATATTAATTTCCTACAAGGTATACCAATCCCACGATTCGGAGGAGATTTTGCACAGCAATTCACAGATTTCTGTAAAGCTGTTAAAAACAACTTCGAGCGTCTTATATCCATTCAATATACAAAAGGTAATGATGGAAATAGTGTGGAGGCTCGGAAGCTTATTATTGATGTCAACCTGGGTGACACTCCTGATGCAGACCCTCTATCCGTGTTAGGATATGGATTGGTAAGCACTATCTTTGGTAATGGTGCTTTTAAAGGAGATAATTATGGACCTGAAGATGATTATCATGATGGGCTCAATAATCCTTGGCAGGGTGTTCATAATAAGAAATGGATTCTCGATAGACTTGAAAATCCAGATGAAGATCCAACCATAAAGCCAATCGCCCCTGTATTTACTTTTGATGATACACAAAATCCGGGTGGCCATCATTCGATTCCTCAGATTTTGGATGATAACAATGAGGGATTCAAGGTTAACGTAGTTGTGGATGAACATAATGGTAAAGCATATCTCGCAGTACCTTATGTGTTTATTGATGGACGTATTGAAGACCTTAATCGCTATATCAAAAATCATGCAAATGCCAATGACATATATAAGAACTTCTATGACTTTTCGACTGTAGTTTATGGTACTGCTGAATACAATGGAGAAGATGATGTAGAAAATTGGAAGTGGACTCTTTGGCGTAATGACTTGGTGCCCAAACTGTATTTCGACGATAATGTCAATGAATTCTGCTGGCAGGTTAATGGCCAGCAAACCGGTGTAACTGCACAAGGTATCAAAGGTGGTGATGGATATACTCCTCAATCTCTTATGGCTTTGGGTTCACGCACAGGCGATATTATCACTATTGACAAACTTCAGGTGATTGATACCAATGGTAATGTTGACTATGTTGAGAGAAACAGTACTCAGGTACCAGTTGTGGATAATACCAACAATGTTGATGTAATGACCCTGGTGTGGCAGGAAGATCCATCAAATTCCAATAAGAGTGTGGTGATTCGTAATATCGATTTTGTATTGGTATTTTACGGAGCATCTAACCATACTGATGAGGAAACAGGTAATCCACCCAGCAATTTTGCATTCCTTGGGCGCCCTATTATACGTGATAATGGTACCGTGATAATATCGTGTGCTCATAACGAGTCAGACAATATATTTGATGCCATCCATAAACAAGTACTTCGCGACTATCTTAATAATATATATAACTGGAACAATGGTGGTACCCATTATGCTGATTTGCGTGGTTTATACATTCCAGCTTGCAAAAATGATGTTACAATTCGCGATAAGGCTCATATGACATATAGTGAGCGTGATTTGGATATACCAAATGGGCAGAATCCAGATGCCTGGACTAAACTACGCACATCTCCAGTATTGATGGATAAAACCCATTCAAGTCAAACGAATGAACCTTGGTCAGAATCCGGATCCCACGTTGGGGACTGGAGAGTGGATTATAATCTTAATGTGACTGGCCGTTTGGATGTTGGGGGTGATATCAATACTCAAGGCAATCTTGGTGTTCAGGGCAATACCATTATTCAGGGAGGTTTAACCGTTGGTGGTGATACATATCTTCAGGGTAATATCACGGTACAGGGACAATTAACTGCACAGGGTGGCACATTCCGTCCTATTAAGGATACTCATATGGCTGCTATCAGTCAATTTAAGGATATTCGTTGTGAAATTAGTAGGAATGTTAATAATTGTAGTGACACGGCAGGAGGTGACGATCCAAAAGGTATTATATATAACACCAAACTGGCAACAACCCTTAATATCCGTATTGGACGTGTGAGTAGAATACAGGGATTACAGGGCAATCTTGCCTGGGAACCTAATCAAAATATAAACACAGCAATTCATAAGGCGGTTGCAATGTATGGATGTCAGGCAAATTATAGCGCGCCAAATAATACACAGGGTATGTGGTATGATCGAGACATTAATTTTGCAACATCAATACAAGGCGTTACCAATAATATTACAGGAGATTCAGCTCGCCATAATGGGCCAAAGATGTATGATGTGATTGAGTATAACATTCCAATATCTATTGCAAAGATATTATATACTCATGTTAAATGTAAGTCTCAAGAGCATGGCGAAGGTGAAAATCGATACTATGCAGTACAATATGATTCGGGATCCCCTACTGTACAACACAGGACATTCAATGGTGGTGATATATATCAATTACAGGGAGCTGGTGATGTATTTAATACCCCATCATTCAGGATTCAGGAGTATGAAGTCGGTACTGCTAACCCATCCGATAACTATATGCCAGCGTCAGAAGGTTCATCAGTACCAGCAATAAATGGTTCTGTATCTGCATTGACCGATAAGTTTGGGAAATTTTCTGGTAATTTCCACGGGATTCAAGGCACTCTTGATTATATGGGTACAATAATAAATTACTATGTGGATTTCTATATTCGTATATTCGAGGCTGCTGCTGTTCAACAAAGTATAATATCTGCTACGAATGTAAACACCACGATTACCATATTACCAGTTGGTTACATTAGTTTTATAAATCCAGATGATCAGTACACATATAGAGCTCCAATATATGGAGGTGTGGCTGTGAAAAATTACCTACCAAAAACATTAAATGGGTTATTGTTCTCGGTGTAATCAAGATTCCCAGTGCATGATCAATTTAATATTGTAAATTAAAAAGATATATTATGCCAAATTCAACATCAAGAGAAGGGGCTTTTAAGGATTCAATGTCATTGAATGGAATTATAGCTGAAACACTTAATTTCAAAGCTAATCCTAATATATGGGATATAGTTACCAACAAGGTTATTACGGTTGATAATTCGGATGTAATGTCATATTTCTCATTATTTGTGCGTGATTATACACCAGATGTGGATGCAGATGATACACCAGTAGTGCGTCCTCTTGGTGAATCAGCAGATGGGGAAACAGATCATAATTATACCATTGATAATCTCACGCCAAAGAAGACCATCACATCCAATTTCAATGATATTACACAGAATATCAGGTTAGTAGATGACAATCTTAAGATTTGTGCAAATAACTACGAAGAAGGAACCTGGAAGAAACTGAATGATGGTAGTGTATGGTGGGAATCGTTTAAACCCCCATATATCACAATATTTCAAAATGAGGGATATATAGACTATACCAGATTTGAAAACGTTCCTTGTAAAAATGCTTGGAACAAAAATATGGGTGTCATTGACTACTATCACGGTGTGTCATTGGATGGCCTTTTAATATTCCCATACGGTCCAGCTATCATATCTATGCCTAATAATTCGATTCCAGACGAATATGGTCCTTATTATAGGGATGCATACGATGATGATATAGCAGATACTCCTGGTAGTGGTGGTATAAATCATGAACGTTACTATACAAGATATGGTAAGATACTCGGATCAATGACTGCCCACACTATTGGTATGGTAAGTGTTATTGGTGAGACGTCAATTATAGATGATGATTCATTGCATTATAATGACGATGAGGTATCAAGAACAGATCAATGATGAAAGTGTCACTCGAGATTAAATATTAAATACATCAACTTTATTATATAGAAAGTAACAGCAATGTTGCCATAAGAAATAAACATTTACGTCTATGCAAGTTTACAAAGTTTTGTCCGGACTCGATTTCTCCGGTAAGTTGTTTGAAGCCAAGGCTCAGACCGCTCTTGGTAATGAATTAGTTAATAAATATCGCGCTTTCGTGGTGGCCAATCCTGCAACTTGCAGCACCGTGAATGCATTTCTCCGTGAGGCTCGCAATCTTTCCTACGATAGTGGTATTACCGCAGTAGTGAATAAGATTATGGAGGAACTTGATGCCAATCGTTATGGTTGGGCACTCGCCAGTGTTTGTGAAGGTATCTCCAATAGCCAATCCGTTGGTAACTATCTCCAATTGCGTGCTGTTGAGCAGGTTAAACCTATGCTTGAGATGAAGGAAGATGAGATCGTCTCCTATATCAAATCCGGTGCACTTAAGAACGTTATGTATGTCGAGGCATTCCGTAATATCGCACGTTCTGTTTATCGTGAACAGCCAGTGGTCGAATGCTCCGAGCAGTACACAGCTATCCATCCTATTTCGTTTGTTGTGGAATCCGAAGGTTCTTATATCTTCCACGCCGGTAATTCCATCTTCAAGACCAATGCAGAATCCATTGTTGAGTGTGATCGTCGTGACGTTAATAACGATTTTATCATGATTGCTTCTATGCTTGAAAGCGGTATCTGTAAGTATAATGAAGGTGCTCTTCTTATGGAAGTTGCAAACCGTCAATATAAGGTGTATGAGGAAAATGAAGAGGTGAAATGCACTATCACTTCCGAGGGTAAATCCACCGAATACACTGTCGATCAACTTCGCGAAAATAACAATTATCTCGTTCAGGCTACTCCAATGAATCTCCGTGCTCGTCGTGCCGCTATGCTCGAGTCTTTTGCAAAAATTGTTGAGAACTTCAAGTCCATTGCAATCCTTAACAATGTATCTATTATTAACGGTGCTAACGATCGCTTTATTGTTATTGAGAATAACGGAAATGCATACGCAAAGATGCTCAGCACTAACCATACAGCTCCTTGGGAAGCCAAGGGTAATATCGCACAGGTTGTTGAAGCTGTCAAGAAACACACTCGTCTCGACGTTACCAAACTTTACGAACAGGCTATTGGTACTGCTGTAGAAGCAGCCAAGGAAAAAGAAGGCCAACAGGTTAAAGAAAACCTCGAAAAGACTGAAATCGAGAAACGTAAAGAGAAAATCGCTGAACTTACCGAAAAGTACAAGGATGATCCAACCCGTCTTGCAATGCTCTCTCAAGTCGCTGCAGAACTCGCTCATATCTCCTAACCGATACTATACGAAACAAAAAAGGCTCCTCCACGAGGGGCCTTTTTTATTTATGCTTAACTGTATCTTATGCGTAACTTAAGTGTTTACGACTGGTCTCTTATATGCGGCATTTTTTGGGGTTTTAAGATTTCGCTAAATATATACTAATTAAATTCTGTTATTGTGACCCTCAGGGTCGGTCTCTATTGTGCTGCATCTTCGTTGCGTTCCGGCTACTGTGGCCGGCTTGTTGTTAGACATTGTTCTATTTTTACAATTATATATAACCGGACGCACAACAATCTTAACAAAAAAATTTATTTTTTATATAACAAAGAAATATTAAGTACAATATAATGGGTGTAGAAGTCATATTAAAGAAGAAGGTATACAATCCATCATTGGATTCTGGTCCCGGAGTTGTGGTTTTCGATAAATCAGCCAGTAAGATATGGGTTGGTGGAGAATGCTATAGCTCGGAAGTGATGGATATTTCATACAATACCACCACTAAAGTTCTGCTAATAACCAAGTTTGATGGAACTGCCATAACTCTTAATTTCAGTACATTTGAAACTACTGGTAATAAGGTAACAACTCTGTCATCGGCATCAACTGATACCCAATACCCATCTGCCAAGTGTGTGTACGATAGCATCCGTAAGAAACCGGTTGTTGTCTGGGAAGCAACTACTACGGCACAAGGTATACTTGCCAGTGAAACTGATATCTCGGCAACTCCAAACTGGCATCTTACCGATCTTGATATGACACCATTCAAATATGTTGAAATATATATCAAGGCCGGTGGTAGTGCCAATGTCAGTTATACACCTTCCATTGTGATCGAAGTGGACCTGAGCGATATGAATAAATCCACATTTGGCCACTTCTTGGGTTCCGCCGTTGTGCAGGCTCCTAACGATAGGAATAGATTACTTGCAGTTTCCGTTGCAGTATCCGAGGATAAAACCAGCGTGGTATTCAGTAGGTGCACATCCATTTATGGTACAGCAGCAACTGATGCCAATAACAATGGAAGAATTATGTATAAAATTGTTGGTTATTACGATTAAAAACATCCGACTCGATTATGTCAATGTCTAATAAAGAATTTAACCTCAAAAGAAAGTCATTCAATGCATCAACCGATAGCTTTGACGGCCTATTGGTATTCGATCCATATACCCATAAAATATACCTTGCTGGTGATTGCTTTAGTTCGGATGTGAAGAATGTATCTTTTAATCAGACACTCAATATACTTACTATAACCAAGACAGACGATAGTACTATTAATATCGATCTGAATGTTTTTGAAAGTCCAGGTAATAAGGTGACTAGTATATCTGCAGAGTCAACCGATAACGAATATCCTTCGGCCAAGTGTATCTACAACTTATCTCAAAGTAAAGGTGAGGTGATTTGGGAAGCCCAGACAGTGGCCCAAGGTATCCTTGCTGCAGAAGCTGATATATCACAGAATCCGACTTGGCAGCTTACCAACCTCGATATGTCCGAGTATCAATTATTGAAACTATACGTACGTACCGGTGGTAGTGGTAGTGACTCCACTGCATCCTCTGTAATACGGCTTCATTTGGGTGGAATGAACTCCAGTCCATTCGGACATTTTATCGGGTCTGCTATTCTTCAAAACCCTAATAATAGAAACAGATTGACTGCATTGACCGTTATGGTATCCCAGGATAAAACCAGCGTGTTCTTCAGTAGGTCCACATCACTCTATGGCACAGCAGCAACCAATGCCAACTCAGATGGTCGTGTATTATATAAGATCGTTGGATATAGAGGCGATATAAGTCATAATTTTCAAATTGTTGGTCCCGGTGAGTATACCGGTAAAAATATCCTCCTAAAATCCACATACGATAACGAGGAAGTCGTTTCTCAATGGTCTATCGTGAGTGGTAGTGAATATGCTGTGATTAATCAGTGGGGCCGCGTGGATATCGTCCCCGGCACTGTTGAACAGAATATCATTGTGCAGGCTCAATATGGCACCTGGACTGACCAGAAAGTGATAGAAGTAACATATAATAACCAGTTGGTTATACATGGTCCGGGTACAATCACCGGTACTACCGGATCGGTCGTTGCTCTATATAATAACAGTGGATGTGTTCCGGTATGGTCCATAACCAGTGGAAATGAAAACGCAACTATTGACGAATATGGTAAAATAACTGTTTTACAATCCGGTGATATCACTGTGCAGGCTGTATATGATGGTTATACAGCCACCAAGAATATAGCACTCGAATACCAGCCCGGAACCACACAGGAAACAACAATCAATCCGGATGGTTCAGTTACTACCACAACCACTACAGAAACCACAGACCCACAAACCGGTGCTACCACCACCGAGTCACAATCCACCACAACTAATGCTGATGGTTCAACAAGCCAAACCACTACAGAAACCACAGAGAATCAAGATGGGTCCTCGACAACTACTTCCAATACCACCAATAGCGATGGTACCTCATCCTCCACAGAATCCAGTACATCTGCTCCGGATCCAACCACCGGTTCGGTGACCACAGAATCCAACACCACCAACTACGATGAGAATGGTGATATATCGGGATCCTCGGAGAATACGACAGTGGAAAATACGGATGGATCTTCCAGTTCCACCACAACCAACTACGACGCGGCTGGTGATCCAACCAATACAGTTAATCAGAATACGGATACCAGCGGTAATAACTCTACTCAAAATATCGACTATGATAAAGAAGGTAACCCAAAAGTTACTGGATACGATATTGATACATCTGGTGGTTCAACCGGTGAAAAGGCATTTAATCAAGATGGTGTGAATACTCAGTTCTATGGTTTTGATACAACTGATGGTTTCAAGATGCATATGCACTTTACCATAGACTTTACACAACAGCCACCTAATCAGGACCAGAACCACCACAACATTCTTACAATGAAACGCGCCACACCAGAACCTTGGTATGGTTTCCAATTGCGTCATTCGAGTACTAATAAATCAATCATATTGGGTACTCAGTTTGCTACCGGTAGTAATACAAATACAACCATAAACCCATCAAGGTACGTCTCTACAAACGTTGCAGAATACGATATAGAGATTACCTACGATCCAACAGCCACAGGTAATAAATTCATTGCAACCGATTTGATTAGTGGCACAACCATATTTCAATCCGATAAGGTATTCCCAGATATTCCTGAATTACAATACCTTACCGTATGTATTGGTTATGCGCAAGATGCCAATGGTGATCCGTATCGTTATTCCAATATCAATGTGTCGGAATTTGAATTAACCAAACTCTCAAGATTGGTTGAGGATCCGGTGATTTCCTGCGATGGTGAACATGTAACCATTACCTGTCCAACCCAGAATGTTGATATATATTATAGACTGAATCAATTGGGAGTATTCTCATTATATACAACTCCCATCAATATATCAGCAGATACTGTTGTGGAGGCGTATGCAACCAATGGTGCCAATATAAGTAACACCGTGATGGAGACTTGTATATATGATGATGGTATTGAAGAACCCATCATTAACTGCGATGGTGAGGTAGTCGATATCAACTGTGAAACACCGGGTGCAGATATATATTATAGGTTGGACCAGACTGGTAACTACGTACTTTATACAGATCCATTCTTTATCAATGCAACTACTCTTGTTGAAGCATACTCGACTATCGATGGAAAGGTAAGTGAGATTGTGAGTAAGAACTGTATATATGTACCAATCGTATTGGATGAACCTGTGATTTCCTGCGATGGTGTTCAGGTGGTGATTACCTGTGATACTCCTCGTTCCGAGATATATTATAGATTGGATGAAGTTGGCTCGTTTGAACTATATACCAACCCAATACCAATCTTTGCTGATACTGTCGTGGAGGCTTATTCAACTTATAATCTCCAAACAAGCGAAACTGTTAGCGAGACCTGTATATATGAACCAGCACATGATTATAGTCAGGATTACCTTACATTTAGGGTATTGACTGATGGTTACATTAACTGGAATACTGTTGGTACAGGTCAGGCAAAGACTATTCAATATAGTTTGAATAATGGAGCGTGGACTTCCATCACAGCAAGTTCTACAACTGAAATACCGGTGGTTGCCGGTGATGTGGTGAGATTCAAAGGCACCAATACATCATACGCAAAGGATAAGAGCAACTACTCTGGCTTTGGTGGAGATGGTACTGATATACCAGGAGCCGCAACATTTGACGTTGAAGGTAATATAATGTCGTTAGTATATGGAGATAACTTTATTGGGCAAACTACATTGAGTGGAACATATAACTTCTGTTCCATGTTTAAATGTTGTGGTGTTGTATCAGCCGAGAACCTCGTACTTCCTGCAACTACTCTAACCAATTTCTGTTATCGTGCTATGTTCAGTAAGGCACACTCACTGGCTGTTCCACCTGCATTACCAGCCACCACACTATCCCAGGGTTGCTATTACTATATGTTTGAAGAGTGTCCATTCTCTTCTGCTCCCGATCTTCCGGCATTGACTATCGCCAACCAAAGTTACTATTATATGTTTGTAAATTGTAGCAACCTTAATTATATCAAGTGTATGGCTACAGGCGGTATCAATAATACCAACTGTGGTAGTTGGGTTAAGGGAGTAGCTGCAACAGGTAACTTTGTTAGAAATGGTAGTACTTTGTGGTCAAGGGGTATCAATGGTGTACCAACCAGTTGGACGCTTCACGACGACATGATTCTATATGCTCCTGAAATTTCATTTGATGGTGAAGAGATAGATCTTAGCTGTCAAACAACAGATGCAACCATATATTATCGCTTAAATGGTACCGGTGCATACTCTGTATACTCAACACCAATCCTGATAAGTGAAGACACAACTGTCGAAACATACTCACAGGTGGGTAGTAAAACAAGTGCTACCGTGACACAGACCTGTGAGTATGTCGAGGAGACTCCATACGAGAAATCCAACAAGACTCTTGGTACTTGGAGTTATAACAATCAAACCATAACAACTCCATTCTCAATCAACCGCGAGGATAGTCATTCATCTAATTATACAAAGGGTACTTTTAACTTCGAGACGAGTTTTAATCTCCACGACGTTAATCCTGCATATCTGTGGTTCCAACATGCGGACCAGTCAGCTGCTGTTTATGTGGATGATGTGTTGGTTGAAAAGCATTGGGGCGGTTATACAGCATTCTTCGTGGATATATCAAGTGCAATCCATAGAGGAACCAACCACATCAAGGTTGCATTGAAGAATAATGAGGGTAACTACCTTGCCCCAGCCTCCGGCGACTTCAACTTCAATGCCACACTTGGTAATGTAAAATTATTTACAAGTCCTGTGTTACCAGATATGAAGTATGGTTATGACGGCTTCCATATTACATCGAACGTGACCACAGTAGCAGCCACCATATACGTGAGGACCACTGTCCCATTGGGAGCTTCTGTTGTTTGTACAATAGATGATGGAACATTTCATTGGACAGATACCAAACCAAGCACCGGTGAGGAGATGACGTTCAATACCACTATCCAGAATCCGCATCTTTGGAATGGCAAATCCGATCCACACCTCTATACAGTGACTATGGAGATATATAAGGATAACGAACTATACCATAGATACGAACGTCCCTATGGTTTGAGGTTCTATAGCTATGTTATCAACCAAACAGTCGGTGGCCAACCATATACAGGATTCCTACTTAATGGATCTCCCTACCAGCTGCGCGGTGTCTGTATACATGATGATTTGGTTAATAAGGCCAATGCACTGAACGATGCGGATTATACACAACAGTTTGCCATCATCAATGAACTTGGATGTAACTTCTTACGTCTTGCTCACTATCCACATCCAAAAGAGGTGTATGATAAGTGTGACGAGTTGGGTATTGTGGTCCAAACAGAAGCACCTTGTGTTAACAAACTTCAATCCACGATGCCGGAGGATTACTACACCCATCTTACCACACAGTATACAGATATGGTTAACCAGCACTTTAATCACCCTTGTATAATGTTCTGGGGATTGAGTAATGAAACCACGACCGATGATAAGGACTTTGGTAAGGCAAAGATTGAGGAATATACAGCTCTCATCAAATCAATTGATACAGAGCGTATGGTTGGTTATGTGATGTCGCATAGTTACAATAATCCATATACATACTACAATAGTCCTACCGGTATTGATTGGCTTGGATGTAATATATATGTTGGTTGGTATATCGATAAGGCATCCAATAATCCAACTTCGCAGTTGAATACCCGTGTTACCAATATTATAACAAATGCCGGTAAGGCACTCGCATTCTCTGAATATGGAGCTGGTGGAACCCAAAATTGCCACTCTGAGGATCCTCAAACAACCACCACAAAGGGTAACTACGAACGTCACGATATAGAATACCAGATGTGGCTACACGAAGGCCACGTGGCTGCTATCCGCAACTTCCCACAATTGCTCTTTACCTCCGAGTGGATGTTATTTGATGTGGCCGTGGCAAGCCGTAATGAAGGCTATACTATCTGCCCGGATGGTGAAACTGTATCCACCTTGGATTCATTACGTCGTTTGAACGATAAAGGCCTTGTGGAACGAGACCATGTCACCAAGAAGGATTCGTTCTATATATATAAAGCCGAATGGAGTTCTCAGCAGTTTGTCCATATATGTGGTAAGGACTACACCAGAATGGTAAATCGCGCTATTAAATGCTACACCAATGATGGATCATCCCTCTCATTGTATGTTAATGATGCATTTATTGAAACTGTGACCGTAACCGACCATATAGCAGTATTTACTCCAAGGACATTCTCTTCCGGGGATGTTGTAAGAGTTACTGCCGCCAATACAAATGATACATTTACTTTCGAGTAGTGTTTTCGAGTATTATAAAATCTCCTCAATAAACAACGATCTCACCGTCCCCTGTATAACTACTAAGGGACGATGAGATCTTTTATTAGGGAGCGATTTATCGCGCAAAAATCAGGTATTATTCCTCTCCATCATCTTCTCCATCATTGTAGGAGATATCGAAATGATCAAATGTGATGTGTACTGAGTGATCCAGAATATCGGTTTCCACGTTAACTCCACCGGTACCACAGCCTCCACGAGCATGACCGGATTTGAGTGATTCTTCGTAGCAGTACTTGATACAGTCGATGATCTGTTTCTCACTCGGAACGGCTGATTTACCACCTTCACCGGAGTATGCCCATTTCCAACCGGTGAGCTCCATCATCTCGCGGACTTCCTCAATGTCAGTCTTATCATCCTCATCGTCCGGATCCTTATATTGCAGACTTTCGAGACATTTATTGAAGTTGACATCGAACGCCTTGTAGTCTTCTTCATTGAGGAATTCTGTGATATTCCTACTCTCAAACTCTTCGCATTGTTTACGAATAATGAGGTACTCGATGAGATTATTGATGGTACCACTTACAGGGGCCACATCTTCTGTTTTTTGATTAAGATACTCTTGTCTTGTCATATTGATTGAATTTTATCTATTACGTTTCTTTGATCCGTGATCGTTGGTGCTCCGGAGTTGCTCACCGGTAAGTACCCTGATGGGAGTCATAAAGTGAATTGCCTCAAGATAGAAGCTGAGACTGTTTGCGATGTTTGTGAAAATCTTTTTTGTGTTCATTATGCTGTTGGTATTTGAGTGACATTTGCTTTAACATCTGTGCAACCATTCTCCGGTTTGCAATTCGAATATTGCCGTTTGAAATCTGCCTGAAACTCACCGGTGAGTATCTCACGATTCATCTTTTCCATATTATCCTCATACTGCTGACCGTGACCTGTAAACGTTGAACATATTGTGACTGTTGTACCTGATATAACAATGTCTGTTGCTGTCGTTATGACGGATCCATCCGGAAATTCTTTTGTGTAGTTTGTCTCCTGCGATGCCTTAACAAGGTCGTTTCTGATTTCATCGAGCAGATTACGTCCACATCCGATCAGTTTGATGGTGAGTTTGTATTTCATATGTCGTTAATTTAATTATGCTCGGGATAGAAGCAGGCGCGGATTTCCTCGTCAGGAATGGAGTACTTGTCCTGAAGTTTCCAAACCTTGTTCTGTATGGTGTCCGCGTCCTTGCGGTTGACCTTAATAATCAATCTCTGCCAGAAACAGATGCTACCCAGGATAACTACCAGTGCGATAAGTGCGATTGAAATGATTGCTTCCATATTGTTATTTGTTGATTTGGCTTTTAAGATACTTGATAGTACTTTTGATTTTTCTGGTGATGTTGTTCCCGCTGTAGTAATATTGCGGAGGATATTCGCCTGGATTTTGCTGTTCCCACTTGGTCTTGTACAACTCACTTATGTACGACTCGTCCAAAGAGCGGAGGATGATTTCAAGGTCGTACCTGCTCATCTCGATGGTTACTCGCTCGTTCCGCTTTTCTTTCGGAAGGTCTCTTTCAGTTATTTCAAATCGGTTTTCCATTGTTCTTTCTTTTTAATGTTCTTGATAATATATAAAGGAACACTACAGAATCTTAACTTCTCCTTCACACTCCTCCCATTCTTTTTCTCCAATTTTTCTACGATATTTTCGTATATAACATTCTTTTGGCGGAATTTGACCATTGAGTAGCATAATAGTACCATTAACCCAATCTTCCTCGGATGGCATTTCATCCTTGGTTTCATATCCATCTGTTGTAAGACCAATCATAGAGAACACACATGATTCAAGCATTATTTTTCGAATCACAGCCAATTTATGATATGTAATACTCAATATGTATTTTTTATCGGGTTCGGAAGTATCCCTCCAAAAACACTTTGTGATATTAAGCCACATATCAAAAGTACTATCCTGGGGACCTATACCATTGTAGATATGCTTAAACATCATCTGGTTTGTGGTTGGACTATCCAATCCACCGAGTTCCTTTTTATAGGAACCGAATTTGACGTAGTCAAATAGATGCATCATTTCATCCGACCAAGCATCATTACCACTATACCAACCAATTTTGAGAGTTGGATACATACACCGGGCCACACCGACCAGATCGTTGAGTTCGTTGAAATCACCATCTCCACCCATAAAACCAATACAGGTGATGTTCTTTTCTATGGGAGCAATCAATCTTGAAAGTTCCTCGACTGTAAGATGTGTACCTTCATCCTTCCATAAATGAGGGGAGTGACATCCATCACAGTGATGTGGGCAATTTGTTAAGTTTATAGCGAAAGTGGTCTCCCCTGGAAATTCCTGGAAGACCACTTGTGTATTTGCGTATTTGAGCATTATGCCTGTGTTTTTCTTTGTTTATCGTTCTGCCACTGGCCGTTATACATATTGTCACTTTCAACCTCTTCTGTAGTTGTGAAGCGGAGCTGTGCAATACGGGCGTGTTCTTCGATAGCGATACGCTCTTCAACCTTAAAGAAGCAACCCATGTGGTCTGTGTTGAAACCGGCATCGAATTGGCCACACTCAATGAAAGAGCCACAACGAACTGCACTGGAACGGGAGATGAGAACCATAACCCGATTATTTGGCATCTTGCAACCTTCATCGAAGATCACCTCATAGTAACCGGGATCGAGAATCCAGCCGGTGAAAGTATATCCATCGCGAGTATATTCCTGGGGGATGATTTCCTCTGACTTGGGAAGTTTGGTTTTACCCTGTGCTGGAATGAACCCGATTTCGTCAAGATGAAAGTTCTTTTCCCACTTAGGACCATCAATATCACGACATGATTCTGCTCGATGGCCAAACCGGCGTACTTTCATCAGGCGTACATCCATACCTTGCTGCTGGACTGCTTCGGGAACATAGTTAGTAACAAGACCTTCTTCAACGATTTGTTTACCTGTAAGTTGCATAATCTTATTATGTTTATTTATTAAATATATTAATTTTTGGCACTAAATAAAGGTAGTCCTGCATATGCAGATGCATTGATACCTGTTAAATCAAAATATTTTTGAATGAACTTCTTACGGAATGCATCATATGCTTCATCCGTATAGGTATATTCCTTGTATATCTCATGTCCATTATAATATGGTTTATCACTATGACATACATCTTTTACGTTATTGGCAAACACGGTTTGATTGTCGCCTTGCACCGGAATGATGATACCTTCAAAGTAATTGATAAATTTTGGATTATAATGACCAATAACACAGTTACCACACATCACCATATCGTACACCCTGGTTGTGGTTTGGGTCTGATCAGTAAGGGAATAGTGAGGGTAGTCAAGTGCAAATTTACACATAGATTGTAAGTCGTAGTTATTCACATTGTTATAACCAGATGATGTAATAAATTTGATTCCCTGGGTAGTATATTTGTTGGATTGGATATTAGCCAAGGTCCACAGACGGGTATCTGTATCGTGGAGACCCGAAAAGAATAGATCATATCGTGGATTAATAGCTTCGCGGCGAGCCTTAATGGTTTCTCTAACTGCATCAAAGTAGTGAGAATATCGTGGAGGTACAAATCTGAATTTTTTAATGAGATCATTTGGCATAAACTCATAGTCTTCCATCAGGAAATCCCATATCTCATCGAAATTATGGGCTCTCATATATTCGAACAATACATTTTCGAAGTAACTCTTTGTACCCTCATTAACCTTACCCATAACATACTGTTCAAGATTATAGAATATCTTAATCGAACATTCGTTAAGCTTCAACTCCTGCAGCATAATATCGGACGGGAGTGTATTGACAAGTATCAATGCATTATCATGCTCGGGTTTATCATAATGTTCCATTACGAAATGAGCGATCGAATTAAGGATATCGTGATATATAATGGTGATGTGATTACCCTTAAGTACAAAGGCAGTTTCATTACCGGAGGAAGAATGGATTGTGTATGAATATTCCTTCATTGATATGTATTTATTTCAAAATAATATATAAAATTTAAAAGGGGTTCTAAAAGCGAGCCCCATAAATTATTAGAACAATGCAATCTGAATACTTCCATCGACACGCAGGAGAGGCATACCAGCACTACCAAGAATACGGTTGATGGGGTCAAGAACGAATTTCTTATACATTCGTTTGCGATCCGATGGAGCATATTGGTCTGCCCATTTTGGATATTTAGTACCTTCATATGCGAAGTATATATCACCATTCTTTTCACTGGAACCCTTTATTGTGTAGTATTTAAGTTTACCTCCATATATTGGTTCCGAACCAAAATGATGTACGTTATTCAACCAGTTATACATTGCAAGTGCTTTGATATTAAACGATGCACCCTTAACGGTTTCAAATCCATTGGGGTTAGTATCCTGGATAATCTTCTGCGCATATCCGTTCACCTTCAGGTTACCACTGACAAGGTCAATATCTGCAGTTTCGAATTCTTTGAGGAACTTTTGTGACAATAGGTTCAACTCCTGGGTAAGATACTTACCATCATACTCCAGCATAAAGCGAAGCATTTGTTTGAGTTGCTTACGGGACAGGGTTGGATAAGACGATTTGATAATCTCAAGGCCCTTAACCTTAATCGGGAGGTCATCCATATCAAAGAACTTACCCTCTTTCCATAGCAGGATTTGTCCGTAACGTTTCTTGGTTTCGTGGAGCCATACACCTCGTTTATTGACCGTCTCCAATTCGAAGTCTTCCAGATCCGCAGTATTCGGACGAACATTACGCGAAAGGAAGTAATCCCGGAGGTGTTCCTTGTTGTGTTTGTCAAGGAACTCCGTGTTGATCTTAAGAATGATCTTCAGTTTGTCGTGGAGGTCAAACTTCTCGGATCCCTCAATGGTATCAATGAGGTCCTTATATGATAGATATAAGGAGTCAGTATCACCATACACGCACGTTACCAATGAGTTATCGTGTGAGTCTTTAAGGATTTGGTCAATAACCTCCTTGGGTTTAAGTTTGATACCCAGTTCATCCTGAATCTTCTTAAGATCCGGATTGGTTTGCCAAGCATCTCTCCAGAACTCATTAAGGTGACGTTCCATATGATGGGTGAGATTACGTCCCTCACCGGTAACATCATTGGCCAGTGCAATATTGAACCAATAGAATGCCTGGTGCGAGGTTCCTCCATATATACTATTCATCATAAGTTTGATGGCCTGTTCAAGGTTGGCAAGATATGTAATCTCTGTTTTGATAATGCGTTGGAGTACCTTCAGATCATCCACGCTCATACCCACAAGATCCTCACCACTCTTGAAATCGTATCCCATTGCTTTAAGGTGTTCGATCTCACTCTCATCATATTTATTGAGGATATCGTGATTAAGTTCTTTGATACCCAGTTCTGGGTGGTCTGTATAACAACGGAGTATATGGTTGATATCCATTGCAATATGAGCATCCAGTTTCTTGGACAGATACTTGCTCTTTTTACGTTCCAAACGAAGGTTATTCCATACCAGTTTCAAGGTATAGTCTTTATCGTTTTTATATACGTGTCCGTTGATGGATACAAAGTAGTTCTTATCCTTACGGTATGGTGCCAATGCTTCCTCATCAAGGTACTGGGCAACGAACTCTCCGAGTTCTGGTTTAGCCAGTGAACCCTTATTACGATACACATTACCACACACCACAATGTAACGTGCCGGATCCTGTCTGTATGGAGCCAGTTTCTCCTCATCGTAGAAGGTACCAACAAAGTTATCGAATGAGATGTTGGTTACAATACCGGTGGTTGGATACAGTCCGGCAAAGTCATTACAACAAACCAACTCCCAAAGACCAGCAACCGGCATCTTTACATATGCACCAACCAATCGACCGCGTTCCACTTGTTCTTTCTGTTCCCATACAATCTTGGTGTTGGTTGTACGGAAGTGTTTAAGAATAAGGGATTCAGTCAAGGCAATCTTACTAAAACACTGACCGATGCGTTCCTTTGCATAAAGTGAATACATATATATATGGTCCATCGACTTGAACTTCTTGTCGTTTAACTGAACCAAAATACTATCGATCAAGTTGTAAAAGACATATTTAGCAAAGTCTTTGATGTACAATTCCTCGAGGTTGCCTTCGTATTCCACTTTATTGGCACCCAAAGCCTCGTGTGAGATGTAATCAAGGTTCATTGACTCCTTGGTAGGAAGTACTTGAGTATCCTCATTTTCGATTACATCCATCATATCCAAGATAAGTGTATGGGTAGGATGTGGCATCTTGATGGTTTCACCTTTCATATTGGTGAAGTTCTTATATGATACTGTATGAGTTGCAGAACCATCGGCTACCGAGATGTTTGAATAGAAGTTCTTAATACGGGATGTGATATAACACCAGTCGTATCCGATGGAGTTCCAACCGGCAAGGATTGGCACCTTGGCTACCACATTCTCGAGGAAGAAACGTAACATCCTTTCCTCACTATCAAAATACACATATTTGAACTCAGGTCTTGGAAGGTTAAGGGTTCTATAGAAGGGAATACTATCAAGGTATGCATAGAACTGGTCTCTAACCCATTGAATTTGTGCGTCATTTAAAGGTTTATCACCCATAACAACACTATTCATATTCGGGGATACCAACGAGATAGTATGGATAGGTTCATCAGCGACTGTTGCTTCGGTAAAGTCACCTTGTCCGACCTCACCGTGGGGACCCGACTTCAACCGGGTCTCAATATCGAATGTATATAATTTTGGGAATGCCTTACCATCCAATTTCTCCTGGATCTCTGGTGCAAGATTATATATAAACTCTTTAAGGTCAAACTTGCTTGGATTGTAGGTATATTTAGTATCTGCCTTGGCTCCATTCCAGGTGTTGAATCGTCCTCCCGGAGTGTAGTAATATGTGAGGAACTTTTGAATATTATCGAAGTGCATAACCTCCTTATTACCATCCGCACGGATAAACGAGATACTAAACTGTTTTTTGTCTCGCGAATATTCGTAATCTAATATCATATTTCAATATTTAATTTTGAGGTACAAAGGACGTCTGTTTGATGCCTCTTGGTATAATATATGAAAATTCACAAGGTGTTTTGAATGACTAATAATATTATCAGTGATTAATAAGAAAGTGTTTGTCGTATATTTATTATATTTATAACGATAAATTCGTCAATTATATGAAACAAAGAGCTCAACTTAATATAGTGCATGATGATAAGCAACTCCGTTATATGGTGGAGGTTAGGGATATATTTACCCAAATCACCAACGGATTCTATCATTATGCAACAAATACGGAACATAGGGATTGTGTTCAGTTCTTCCGTAACAATAAAGTGATTGATAATTTCAACGGGTCCGAGATATATAATATGGTATGTAATCTTAACACCTGGAGTATTGATGAAAGATATCACACTAACTATTATATACCACAACGTATAGATCAACGTCAAATTGTGGTATACTTCCCCCGTTATTCTATTGAGTCGTTCTTTGATAACACCTTTAGTGATGATAATGAATTATCCCTTTCCGGTATACGTTATATAATGACTGCTTACATATATATAGCCGGTACCAAGGTGATATTGGGTAGTTATATGTTTGATCCACGATCAGCACTTGCCACACCGGAGAAGGTAAAGTATAAGAATATGGATTACAATATGTGTGTTGAGATGGCTATTCTTGATCCAGTTGCAATCACATATGATGATATTTGGAAACCGTTTAGGGTCAATGTGTGTGGTGAGTTACCTTATACGAATAACACAGGTGCTGTATTACATATCCAGTTGGAACCGGTAATGCATGTACCTTCGTATAATGAGTATGCAAGCCCTAATATGGATATGTACCATTATCTGGATAGAAACTACAAGGATGTGTATGTGTATAGGGTGAAAAATGAGAATACCAATAAATACTCATACTATAAACGCTACTATAATGATTACGGTATATATAAAGAGAAACAGACGGATGAACTTGAGTTTAATGAGGCTTTCCGTTATACCATTCGATTGAATGGTGAGTATCATCGAATGAGCGAGTACGACTGTGGAACCGTAAGCATACCATTCGAGGCCAAACCATCAGATTACCTGCATGCAAAACTCGAGTTCGATGGGGATGCCCGAATATCCATATTATTCAATGAAGTGTATCAAGATGATATCGATCTTTATTTAGGTGAAACTTATGGCCTTTGGAAAGTAAATGAGATGGGTGAGTATGTGGATGAAAATGGTGAGGTGATTGAACCAGACCCACAAACCGGTATGATCGATGAGAATAGGTTGGTTCCACGTGAGAACAGAATTATAGTTGAATTGGTTATAAGGGATAAAGAGGATATCTTTGCAATACATACAAAACTGTTGAAAAGTGGTTCCTCGTACTTCTTTGATCGTTCCGAGATTGGACACGATTGGAATTGGTATGGTGAGGGATTGATAATGGTTGGTAGTGTCGAGGTATATGATACAAATCTTAATAATATAGAAGAAATTAGGGAAACGAACTTCCCTATTATATCCATCATCACCAATGAGATTCCTTTGATACAGGATAATTATCGTTTTTTGGTACCGACAAATGTATCGGATGGGAAACGTATAAAAATAGATTATGTAAATATGTTTGAGTATAATGTAAGTGTGGTCAATAAAATACAAAAGAAAATTATTCAGGTAACCAGACCGGAGGATTACAAGGCTAATATCATTCACCCGGTGTTCTACCGTAGTGAGAGTGTATCCAATATAGTCGTCCATCCGGAGGTATCGGAAAATATCGGTATTAATCTTAACAAATATAAGTCAAAGGTTGATATATTCTATATTCGCATTGAGGGCGTTGACTTCATAGAAACAGGCCGTACTTCCAGGGATGTGATCTTTACCATTGATGGTAATCTTCTTCCCGGCGAAGTGAATGGAGGAACATATTATATTCTTAACGATAAGTTTGAAATGGTAACCCTCGGTAAATATACATATGAAAGATAATGGTTGATTTCAGTATCATAGAAGGTGATATTATATACGATCAGGAAGCAGACCTTATCATGCAACAGATAGAGATTCTGTTGGATACCCGTAATGGTGAGGTACTGGGTGACTATAATTTTGGCACGCGTTTTGACGTATATCTATATAACCCAAATATTGGTAATACAACTATCGAAAATGATGTACGCGACTACATTGTTGATAATGTCGAGTTATTCAATTGGGAAGTGACAGTACATGTGGATTTCCTTGTCGGCTCAATGAATGATATTTTATTACTCACCATCGAATTGCACGATCCAAACGGAAGTTCATATCATAAAACATACAAGGTCACCCAAGGTGCCGTAGAATACTAAAGAAAAATTATATATAACAATATGAAACTCTTTTCAATGCTGCAAATGCAGTATAATAATTTTGAAACTGCTGTAAGAGAATATCTCGGAAAGATGTTCAATGGATTCAATCATAAATACTCCAGCAGTTCTATTTTTGGCCAGTTGGTGACAGTTATTTCATCAGCAACCCAAAATATTATGTCATATATTGAGGATAGTTTGACCGAACAAAATAAATATACTGCTACCCGTAAGCGTTCTATATACAATCTTGCATCAATATCCGGATACCAGCCACATCTCGGTACGGCAGCAACTGCTACCATTGGTGTATCGTTCAAGCCGAATAACAATCAACACTCGGATGTTATTATGCTTAATCACACACGCCTATCATGCTCGCAGAATGGTTCGAATTACTATGTGGTACTCCCACAAGAGGCAATTGTGCTTTCTCCAAGACTTGATAATAATACCAAATATCTAACAGTGGTTGAAGGTGTATTTGAAACCCAAACCTTCGTGGCTGATGGAGGTGAATTGTTTACTATCAACGTTCCATTTACCGGTGATTGCGATTTGGATTACTTTGAGGTAAAAGTGAATGATGAACTTTGGGAAAAGAGAGATAGTCTTTACGATATGGACCCGGAAAAGAAACAATATATGGTCCGTGTATCTTTAAAGAAGGGTGTGGATGTAATATTTGGTAATGGCCAATACGGTAAGTCACTCGACGAGGGTGACACCATCAAGGTGACTTATCTCATTCATTCCGGTGAACAAGGTAACCTGAACCCCAATGAGAGTATGGTATTTAAATTTATCACACCAATGCAGGATACCCTGGGTAATGATATTGATGGTAATTCATTATTCGATGTTAGGGTGGTGGATGGAGATAATATCAACGGCGGTACATACTCGGAGAGTATAGATGTGGTGAAGAATATGATTGGACTTAATAGTCGCTCGTTGGTGTTGGCCGATGCCAGGAACTATAAACAATACCTGAGTAGATTCTCATTCTGTGGATATAACCGCACTTGGAGCGAACCTGGTTCATTGGTTATTAATAGTTTGATTCTTAATAACTTCAAACAAAAAATGACTGATGGATTGGATTACTTCAAACTTAAGGAGAGTGACTTTTTCCTTTCAAAGGATCAGAAACGTTCCATTGTGAATCACATCAACAATACTGGCCAACAAATAGCTGGTGCTGTATATAATATATTCGATCCTGAGATTGTCAAATATGCTATGTATATATATGTTAAACTCAAAGATAACACATACGATACTGCATATATATCCAATCAAATACGTAAACTTATTGGTGGATTCTTCGCCGATGTCAATTCTGATATATTTATTCCAAAATCAGATATTGTCCACCTGTTGAAGAACAATATTGATGCTATTGATGGTATTAATCTATACTTCATTTCCGACCGTAATGAACAGGCATTGAAGAATCACTATTACGTAGACAAGCAATACTTCTTCGATCCCTCAAAAGGCACTTATAAGATCACCGAAGAAACCGTGTATCTATATGATGGAGAAAATCCAAACCTGGGACTTGATGCCCACGGTAATATTTATCTTGATAATACAGATCAATTCCCTGTATTAATGGGAGGTTGGTCATTTATTTCTTCAGCAGCCGGTGAGGAATTTACAACCACCACTGTGACGGATCCATTAATAATCATTTTTGAATAAGGTATGATTGATTTTATAGAACTAAAAGATGGTAGAATATTTAATGGTAACCCACCATACGTATTTTGGTTTGAGAACGGCCAATCCGTTAACTTGAACTATGTACGTAAAGTATGTTTCATTTCGAATTACTCCACGGTGTACGCCCATCTGGATTCTCCAGTATTCTCCCTTCTTAAACTAAATCAAAATATTCCGGCGTTGAATGATCCGGATATCCCCGGTAATCAGGCTGAGGTTATTAACTCAAAAATCTATATGGACCTTGCTAATCTTAAGGTTACCAAATATACATCAATTGGTGTGAAGTATAATAACTTCTACGTCCATATGATATATATTATGGCTAACTCAAAAGATGCCGGTGAGATCCGCGATAAATTCTATCTTATCGATAAAGATGGACGTTTTGAATTCGAAGTAGGTGCAGATTTTTATATTGATAACGAACTACTTAAGAATGAGATGGATAACTTTGATATACGTATACCGGAGTCTATCCAAAAAGCCATCTATGATGTTGATGTTCACGAAGAATCAAACGATAATATCACTCTTAATCGTAAGTACAAGGAGCTCCTGATGAACTATTGGGATATCGTGGCCAATAAAGGATCGTATAATAGCCTACAGAATAGCTTGGCTTGGTTTGAATGGGGTGATTTGGTAAGAATCGAGGAACTATGGAAGCGCCATCACGAGAATCTCGGCGATTACTTCCTTGAAAATCTCAACAGGGAACTTGATGTGGAGTTTACCAAACAATTTCTTAACAACTCCAAGACCACCTGCATTGGGCTTTATATGGCTCTTTATAACTATATTCGTCTTAAGAATGGTGAGGTTGAATACGAAACGGATAATGGTAGGGTATTAGGTGTAGATCCTGATTTCTTCTATCCATCCGATTTAGAGAGAATGACCGAAGATGATATAGAAGGAGAGGATTATAATCGCACGCCATATTCAGAGATGGGTATTGATGGAGTATGTGTGGGTAACTATGTGTATATTCGTTATGTGAAACAAAGCGATGATACATATAAGATGGAGGAGGTTCTTGATTTCTCACAGCCCGGTGAAATGGTTAGGGTTCCTTCTGCCGACGAAGACCTGAATCTCCATACATTAATATTTCAAACATGCACCCGTTCAGTACGTCCTCATTATATTTACCAAGAACCCAATCCAAGATTGACCCATATCAATGCGCGTTGGCAGTACCTCGACCTCTGTCTTAAGATGTCACTGCTGGGTAACTTCTATTCCACATACTTTATGCCAATACATATGGACCTTATTCATTCCACTGTGGAACATTGGGTATTCACCAATGCTATAAAGGTTCTGCACGCAAACCGGATAGATAAATATGAAAAAATCGAGTTCGGTAAACCATTCGAATTGACATACGATAAACGGGTTAAGATTCAGAAACATCGTAATCATGCATACTCGAATACCTTATTTATGGCAACAGATAATAGTAGTGTATTTGGATATGATGGTACTATACATGAGGAGATCGATCCAGGCGATCCAGAAGATCCGATAAATAAACCAGGATTCTATACAACCGGTGAGTTCACCAAATACCCATATGATTGTATGGCCGGTGTGGTTCATTTTGAAACAGTATTTGATCTCCAGGGAGAAGATGCAGAGAGTCTTATGCTGGCTACAGATGCCATTGATTGTATCCTTATGGAACGCGTGGTATGGAAAAGTGGAGATAATGAGGGATCAATTATAAGCCATAGTGTGATTTATCCAACACTATATGAAAATATTACAGGCTTTGAACGCGAAGGATTCAGGGCAACTCAATACGTATTCAATTTTGGATTCGATCTCGCATTCCAGGATGAAGGAGATTATGATGTGGAATTTGAATTCTATACATCTTCAGGTAATGTATGGGTAAGCAAGGCTCACGTGTTGGTAGAGGATAATATATCAAACCATATTGATTTATATAAGGTATTGATGCTGGATGAATCTACAAGACAACATATGGAACTTACTGATCCTGATAATTTTAAAGTGTGGTTTAATCCATTCCAGATGACGTCTGCAACTGATTTGTATAATGATCCTACTGAAGGCGGTACACATCTCGGAACGGAACGTTCAGACCACGAGTATACTCCATACAAGGAACATTCTATGTTTATCAAACCATTCAAGGGTGGATCTGTTGGGTTTAATGAAACTGTTATCTTTACAATACTTCCGGAGAATAAACCTGTGGTATTTCATATGGAGGATAGAGATGTTGTGATAAATTTTAATGGTATTGGTGATCCATCAAATCCGGATGATACCCGAAGATTTCTCGATGAGTTATCATCAAATATTAAGGAGTTTATGTGGTTGGCATCACCCTGGCCATTAAATCCAAATATACATCAAAAGGGTGTTCGTATTGTGGGTGTATGCAGGGAGTATGACAAACAATTTATCAATAGCATTGAAGGATTGGTAAGACCCGATTATACATTTGATTCGAAAGATAATGATAAATTCCAAGACCCATATGTGATTAGTATGAGGTTCCATCCGTATATGCATACGATTGAGTTATTCAAAGATACCGACGAGCCAATTCAACCGAATGAACTTATATATATGGAACCTGTATTGGGCCATAGTAAAGATCTCGAAATATCCAACTGGAGATTCCGTAATCAAACCACACAGAAGGAATTTGATTCCCGTCTTATGGAATTACGTTACTATGGTGATGGTAAAAATGAGGGAGACTTTGGTAATGAAGTCCCTGGTGGTATGCAGAGCTTCTTTGTAACACCACCGGAATCAGTTGAACTCAAACCTGGTTATTATAGTATATATATAACCTACAAAAAGGGTGAGAATGTCTTACAACATAACTTCGAGTCGGCCTTTATTATAGGGAAATAAATAAACTGAAATGAATACATATACCATAAATATAGTGGCACCAATATTACGCTATAGTGACAAGATGGTTGCTTATAATGAGTATCCAATAATATGTGTTACGAAGAAAACAACAGATGAACTACTTACCACAAACACTCACCTTCAAGATGCCATAAAGAAAACCATTGAGCTTATCGGAATGGAGATGCTTGATGATATTAAACTAAATATACGTACAATCACATCAGATCGTAAGGTATCAAATATCAGTATACCTATAAAAAAATATTATGAGCAATGGATGTAATGTTTTCTGATATTTTGAGTTATATTAATCTCATTTATATATTCCTGTGCAATATCATCACATATATCATTATAACGACTATACCGAAGGATCTATCCACCGGTTGGAAACGTCTTATTAGTACTATCGTGGCCATCGTGGCTGGTGTTCTATTTATATTTGTATGGCACGAAAGTAAAGAAACAATCATTTGTAGCTTCTTTGTCCAATACCTGATGTATGACTATGTTATCAAAACATTCTTCAAAAAACTTGGTACCATCGAGGCAGCAAAGGAGCCAAAGACAGAAGATGATTCACAAGATGATGATATATTGATTGCTTAAATCATTGAATATCACAAAAAAAAATAAGAATATGAAACATATAAGAATGTTTGAGAATGCCCAACAGGCAGCATCCATACTCCCAACACTGGAGTATAATACATTATCCGCTATTCGTGGAGAGAGTGGTATATCGTTGAAGCCGGGAGTGCCTCCGACTCCAAGCTATCCAATACCATTCTACATCGACGTTCGAGGTCCTGTAACTCTGGCAGATACATCAGGCTTGCAGATGAGTACCGATGGTGAGAATTGGACGGATACGGTCGCTGGCGACCTACCAACAGGAAAGACATATTTCCGTGTGGCAAGTGACCAGGATACACCATTGAAACCAAACTGGACCGAAAAATCGGATTCCGACTATGATATCGGCGGTAACATCAACTCGCTGGTTAAAGTGAATTTCGAAAACGACACAACGTGCTATATATTCTATATAAGTTATACTGGATTCTTCCAAAATAAATCCAAACTTAAAAGTGCAGGTAACCTTATTTTACCTGCAACAACATTGACTGAGAGTTGTTATGGATATATGTTCCAAAATTGCACATCATTGACTACAGCACCTGCATTGCCTGCAACAACGTTGGCTGAGTATTGTTATGAAATGATGTTCGATGGTTGCAAGTCATTGACCTCTGCACCTGCATTGCCTGCAATGACACTGGCTAATAATTGTTATTACTGTATGTTCTATGGTTGCAAGTCATTGACCTCTGCACCTGAATTACCCGCTACAACACTGGCTAATATGTGTTATGCAAGTATGTTCCAAGGTTGCTCGTCATTGACCTCTGCACCTGAATTACCCGCTACAACACTGGCTAATAATTGTTATTACTGTATGTTCCAAGGTTGCTCGTCATTGACCTCTGCACCTGCATTGCCTGCTACAACATTGGCAGATGTTTGTTATGAATATATGTTTAAAGGTTGCACTTCATTAACCACCGCACCGGCTTTACCTGCCACTACATTGGCTAGTAATTGCTATTTTGATATGTTCAATGGTTGTACGTCATTGACTACAGCACCTGCTTTACCTGCAATGACACTGGCTAATAGTTGTTATAATAGTATGTTCAATGGTTGTACAGCATTGACCACTGCACCTGAATTACCTGCAACAACACTGGCTAAGGCTTGTTATCAAAGTATGTTCAAAAATTGCAGCGCATTGACTACTGCACCTGAATTACCTGCAATGACAATGGTTCTAAAATGTTATTACTGTATGTTCCAAGGTTGTTCATCATTGACCACGGCACCCGAATTACTTGCAACGACAATGACTGAGAGTTGTTATGAAGGTATGTTCTGGAGTTGTACTAACCTTAACTATATTAAATGTCTGGCAGCTGATATATCAGCATCAAGATGTACTACTAATTTGCTTGCCTATGTTGCCCAAACAGGTACATTCGTTAAAAACCCATCTATATCAGAATCAACTTGGAGAAGTAGTACAAGTAAGATACCGTCCGGTTGGACAGTCGAAGACGCACAGTCCTAAAATCCCCTTTATAAACAACGATCTCACCGTCCCCTGTATAACTACAAAGGGACGGTGAGATCTTTTATTATAACATGAAAAAAGCCGGTAAAAACCGGCTTTATATTATGAGCTTGTATGGGTATTTAATCTCCCATATAGCCACCATCTTTGTACCAGGATGCAATACATCTATCCAAAGCTTCTTGACGGGCTTTTTTCTCTGCCATTTTATCTTCGGGCATCAATATTACAATTTCCGAGCTACGGTTTGCTGGTAAGAAACCATCCTTATTTGCCGTATAGCATATTGACCATCCCTGACCGATTTTCCACCATTCGCTTTTTTGAAGAGCATCCCATAGACCGCCGCTATACGTACCATCAAGTTTTGTACGTAAATTACCTGCAGTTATACCCAATGTATCGGCTGGTTGACTATTATCAATTTTGGTGATAAGATTGAATGAGATGGTTGCATTTTGATTGAGTTCATAATCAGAAAATCGTTTATCAAAACGCAGTTTCTCACGGTATTCATCCTGCTTGGATTTTCTCTTATATCGGGCTTGTACGAGTTTCTCAATATATTCTTCTTTGCGTTTCTTGACGGCTTCGATATTACGTTTGCGCTCATCATATACCAATCGGCTGTATTCATCCTGTGCCTTCTCAAGATCCTCCATCATAAGATCATAGAACTGCTCCTTGGTAAGATTGACACAATCCACACCCTTACGCGATACAAGTTCGATAAGTTTGTAGCCATCCTTTAAAGCGGTAACTTTTACAGCCTCATTAATATATTCGTATAGAGTCTTCATATATGTCCTGATTTTAATTGATTAAATAATAGAATAAATCCCAGCTATTAGAAACTGGGATCAATGTAATGGCTTTGGTAACCAAGACCCAGTGACAAACCATCACCGGTGGTGTTACCCTCGGAGATCCAATGGCCTCCCTTACGGAAAGTGAATGTGTCGTGAACCAATTTAAGCTGTTCCGGATCCGTCATAGGAATCACCTCATAGTCACCACTGTAATAGTCAATACACTTGACCTCATTCAGATTTACACCGATTTTCTTGGGGATGGGGTTACCGGCTGCGTCCTTCTTGCCGTTCTTGAAGTACTCCACCATTGTGACCGTGGCTGCACGGCGATCACTCCAGTAGTACACGGTGGCCGGTGTTCCAACCTCAATCACCGGTGCGTTATCTTTCAGCATCTGGTTGTACCAAGCCTTCACTTCATCCTTGATAGCAGCACTAACCCATACGTGAGTATGTCTCGGTCCGTCCACGAACATGTTATAGAAGTGATACCAGTCATTCCTGCAGTATGCACAGAACTCCTCGTCCGTGAGGAAACGGTAACGAATTTCATCGTACTTTCTGTGAAGCATCTCTGCATCACGGTTATTGAAACTGGCCTCGATCTTGGTGAGGTCCTCGCTGGTGTTGTGTGTGTAATCTATCATTGTATTTCCCTTTCTTTGGTTTCTTGATAATATATAAAGGAACCTGTTGGAATATTAACAACAAAAAATAAAAAAGGACCCCAAAAAGAGGTCCCTATAATCAGGTAAAAGTCTATGATCAGTTATTGTTCGAGGGATTCAACGAGATAATCACTTAATGATTTCAAACCGGAGTGTTCCTTGAGTTCCTTCAATTGATAGAGAGTGGAATCGATCTGACCTATGATATCGTCAACATCACTGAGGATGGCACTGTCATCATCAAATAACTCATCCTTACCCTTTTTGGTAAATTCGAGGAGTTCCTCAAGATAGGCAACAGCGTCCTTACCTTCAGCCTCAATAACATTTTTAAGGTTCTCCACCTTACCATTTTCACCCTGGTAGTGTTCGATAAGAGCATCCACCAACTCAGGCATCTCGTCGTAGAATTCATTGAGTGCCTTATGATCGCTGTACTTACCGGTCATCAAATGCTTCTTATGGGCTTCGGTGACGCTTTGAAGTAATGTACCAAAATATTCATTGATGTTCATTGTATAATGGTTTTATTTTATTTTCTCGAGATAATCATTAACCTGTTTTTCAAATGCAACAACAAGTTGATTGAACTCATTATATGCGGAGAGTGCCCAATCGTCGTAACTGCCCTTAAAACTTTTAATTTTATACAGTCTTTCGATTAGCTTGTTATAATATTCGTTAATTTTTCCCCAACCACGGGAAAGATCCCAATAAGATGGAGTACCGTCTTGTAGATATGCAACAACCTTCTGGGCATACTCGGAAGCTACGTTTTTATACAATTCACTAATTTCCTCAAATTTCGGAATAAGTTTTTCAACATCTGGTGTGCGCATATTGGCAAGAGCTTCCTTGTAACGTTCTCTGTTCTTTTCAGCAATACGCCATGCATCCATAAGTGCAGTTGCTCCTTCACGTGCTTCACGACGTTTCATTTGAATATCACTTACAAGAAATCTTTCGGGATTGATAACCTCATAAGCATAATCTGCATCATCAGCAATATGGTTAGCCTTGATACCACGTTTATCGCCATCATGTGTCAAACAAACATCCCAACCCCAGGTGGCACCGTTGTAATGATATGTGGTGGCTGGATCGTCGCCCCAACCATAACTAGTACCTGTGCGATTGGATATCCATATTAAATAACCGGGATCCTTTTGGGAACGCATACGTTTGAGAGCCTCATCTTTAGTGAGTTTCTTAAGGTCATTATCTGTGATCTTATCCCACTGGAGCATAGCGTGATTTGGACCTCTATTACGGCCACGTTTTTCAAGGCCCATTCAGAAATCACGCAGAATATCACTCTTAAATGATTCCATCACCATATGTTCCATCAAATATTCGTGTAGATCTTTCATATCATATAATTTCTTTTTGTACTTTAATAATAAATTAAAAAATCCATAACCAGAAATCTTTTCAAATAAACATAAAAAAGCCGGTCATTGACCGGCTATGTCCGTTCAGGAAAGAACGGCGGCGTTTTCGTTATGGATTAGGGCCACTCACCAAGTGGACAACCGATGCGCTTACCACCAAGCATGTTATCCATAGTGGCTACCACGGTATCATTGGTATAATCCCAATCGACAATCTCACCGGTGACTGCATCAACCACGAGGAGACCAGGTCCAAAGATATACTGACCATTCTCTGGGAAAGGAGGAGCAAGAACGCGGCGGAATGTCATACGGCAGTTATTGAGTCTGTCTCTATAAGGTTCGATAATAGACATGCACGAATCAAAATTAACTGCATTACGGGCATTCATTGGCATGCACTCCATCCAATAATCCTGTACCATAATGGTATCGGTAGTCATATCTTCGTTATGGCGGATAATGATACAGGTGTCATTAACTTGGAATACGGTTTGGAGGGCCTTAATGTAGGCGTCGGGGTTGGCCACTGCGGTATCAAATACCACATCAACCTCGTAGAACTTAAAGTCGGGGTACTGGCTTGCGATATAATCGTAATCCGAGACAGTGACCTCATCGTAATTGTAACCAGCAAATTCTGGCTCTGGGGTAGTTTTTGTACAGCTATTGCAGGATGCAAACACCATACACAGTGCCATCATAAAAATGGCGAGAATGTTACGAAATTTCTTCATGTTTTAATGTTTTATTTTTCCGGACTTTTATAGGTTGTCCTTTGACCTCTTTAGATTTAAAAATACGAAATGTACCTCGAGATTTAAAGAAACATATATAAATAAAAAAACCACCCAATCAGGATGGTTCTTTAGAGTGATACACACTGGTTTCAAATAGAGAAGAATGGAGCTACAGCCCAGACTTGAACTGGGGACCTCGTCCTTACCAAGGACGCGCTCTACCTACTGAGCTACAGCAGCATGTGTTGGAGCGCTACTTGGGAGTCGAACCCAACAAAACCTGCTTGGAAGGCAGGAACCTTAACCGCTCGGCCTGTAACGCATATAGTGATTGGTCAGGACTGTCCTAACTGCGGGCCCTCCGTTCCGGTTTGGTTGTACCGGTTGACCTCGACGGAGGGCCGGGGATTCTAACCCCTATTTACAGAAACTTCAACCACTATTGCGGAGAGAACAGGACTCGAACCTGCAATCCAGTTTCCCGGACACTTGATTTCCAATCAAGCCGCGTACCATTGGCGCACCTCTCCAGTGTACGGGGTTTTTATTATTTTCTCGTGCAGATCCCCCAGTTTTCATAACTGCACACAGTTGGGTGCTATCCAACATCTCTTATATCTTTCAACAAAGACCGGCCATCTCTGCTGCTTTCTTCATTTGTATTGCACGTTCATCTTTCAAACGCCTTTGTTTAAGTTCTTCCAACCATCCGGCTAATTGTTTATGTTCCAACGAGCACTCCTTATCTGTACATGTAGCTGCTACTTCATTGGCATGTTGGATGGCCTCATCCAGTGTCATCATAATATTATGGTTTATTTATCGAAGGGCGCAGGACGGGCTATGATCCCGCATCCTCCTTGGACTAACCACGCTACAGTCGCACGTGTGTTTGCAAGGCCATCTGACCAATTGAATATACTGCGCTGGGTGATATCACAGATTCGAACTGTGACTTTAAGATCCACAATCTCACGTGCTAACCATTAACACCAATATCACCATATAAGCAGATTAGTTTAACGTATGCTGGGCTCTGCTGGGCACCCACGGGTGAGTTCCTACACTTTCGCGGCTTATTCACCAACCGTCGTGATCATATCTTCGGTTTATACCACGCTTTACCTCGTTTTTACGACCTTTACGAATCGGTCACGTCCGAACCGGCAGTGTTCCCGGGTGGAATCGAACCATCGACTTCTCCACGTCAAGGAGATGTTCTCCCTCTAAACTACAGGAACATTGGTGATTGATTTCTTTAACCATCAGTATTAGGCAGCGCTACCATCAACCGAGGATAACCAAAGTCGTCGAGAAAACAATTCTACAAACACTCGTGTTCCAAATACTCTACCCTTCCGATCTTATTTACATTGCGTAATCAGTTACCATTTTCGGAACCCCTTTCGGTACTTTGGTTTTTGGTTCTCCCGGCTGGATTTGGACCAGCGATCTCCGCCATGTGGGGGCGGCGTTCTTGACCGGACTAAACTACAGGAGAATAAATGTCCCGCTACCCATAAAGAACCGTGCGCTAATCGATATTTGGCCGGCTATAGAAACACTCCGCAGCTGATCGGGACCTGCTCCTCTGCTTGGTGGTGTTCTCTTTTGTGCTCCCGGCTGGATTCGAACCAGCGATCTCCGGAATGTAGATCCGGCATCCAAAACCGACTGAACGGCAGGAGCAAAGAAGGAACTAATGGGAACCTTTAGATACAGCCGTTATTTGTTCACTCGGGGATGACATTGAACTATTTGGCGGCTAAGTGCGGCGTGGCCACCATAACAACCTCCGGGACTCACTCCCAGTATTCTCCCATCCTTATCTCGTTCCTGTACCGGTGGGTGGACTCGAACCACCGTCTCATCCTTATGAGGGATGCGCAAGGAACCACCTCCGCTACACCGATATAACGTTATTGCGGAGAGCCGAGGTCTTGATCCCCATCCACATTGCTGCGAACGATCTGTTTTCGAGGCAGTCCCGGCGTGCCTATCCGGTTGACTCTCCATATATGGTAAAGCCCTCGGTTCACCAACCCGCATCTCCTCCAGTCTTTGGAGGCGCCGATTTTTACAAGTTCCTCACCTTCATCCATACGAATATCGGTTATGATCACTCACCGATACCAGGATGTGGTTTGATTTCCTTGATGGTTTTTATGCTAAAGCTTCGCGGAGAGTTGAGGACTCGAACCCCATACCCGAAAGTACAATCTGTTTTCAAGGCAGTTCCGGCTCGCCTGTCCGGTTAGCTCTCCATATAATATATAGTCCCCCAGGAGGGACTCGAACCCTCACGTCTTTCGACACGAGTCCCTAAAGCTCGCGTGCCTACCTATTACACCACCAGGGGATATTTAGTGACCAGAGTAGGATTCGAACCTACGTGTGAATTTCTTCAATTGGTTTTGCAGACCACCCGTTTCGTCCACTCGCGCATCTGGTCATATAACGGAGCGATCAAGAAATTGACGAGTAGTGGCAGGTGAACTTCATTCATCCAGGAGCACTACAACGTATGGTACCTCACCACAGCACCAACACCGTTCATGGAGCTGACGGTAGCTTGTACATCCGAGCCAACTCAACTGAATTAAGGATCCATCATCCAGCGATTACCTCCAACGCTAATAGGTGGTCTGTCCTGATGCATTTATGGTACTCCGTTTGTAGCGATCGCCGGAGTCGGACCGGCTATCTCCCCCAAAGACCAGGGGCGTTATCGGTTAATGTGCGTAACCTTTCCGTTTTACTCGATCGCATCTCCCGATTCCGGAATCGGGATGCACATGTAGCGGATGCAGGATTCGAACCTGCGCTATCCTTTTGAGATAGTGGAGCTTATGAGACTCCCGAGATAGGCCACTTCTCTAATCCGCATTATTGAAACCTTGACCGGACTCGAACCGGTGTTAACCAAATGTATATACCGCGTGGTTGCTCTACCGCTGAACTACAAGGTTTTCCTCAGACGCATTGGCTTGCGCCCTAATTGTACAATTTGTCATCCTACCCGGACTCGAACCGAGATTTTAACAGTGAGAGTGTTATATCCTAACCTATTAGATGATAGGACGAAATAGTAGCGTGTACGGGATTCGAACCCGTGAGAGACTTTTAAATCTCAACCACATTGAAAGTGTGGCGACCTGGACCACTAGTCGAACACGCCATAGTGGTACCCCGGGAGGGACTCGAACCCTCACGCACTAAGGCAACAGGGTTTAAATCTGTCATGTACTACCAATTTCATCACCAGGGCATCTATAGTCGGCAAGGGTGGACTCGAACCACCGATTTCCGGTGTATCAGACCGGCGTTCTAACCAACTGAACTACTTGCCGTTATGTATCAGTATCCCTGGCCGGGATCGAACCGGCACGCCTTTCGGCACGGCGCTCTGAACACCGCATGTACTACCAGTTTCATCACAGGGATATTTAATTAGGGCTTGGATAGGACTCGTACCTACATCCTCCGACCCCCAGCCGGAACTCTACAAGGTGATTATCACGGTGATCAACCGGACATCATTTCCTTGCTCTTATTTAAGCTACCAAGCAACTAAAAATGTTTATAGTTAGTTCTTTCGAACCCTGTGACCTTGGCCGGAGTCGAACCGGCACGGGTTTCCCCATCAGTCCCTCAAACTGACGCGCCTACCAAATTACGCCACAAGGCCATATTGAATTTTTTGTAGCGGGAGAAGGATTCGAACCCCCGACCTCGTGGTTATGAGCCACGCGAGCTACCTCTGCTCCATCCCGCTATATATTTTTAAGACCCAGTGGCCCTTGAGGGACTTGAACCCCCGACCTTCTGATTATGAGTCAGCTGCTCTCACCAACTGAGCTAAAGGGCCTTATAGTACCACCGGTGGGACTCGAACCCACAACCTCACGGTTAAGAGCCGCGAGCTCTACCATTGAGCTACGGAGGTGTAAACAGTCAAAGTGGGAAACAATACTGCTATTTCCGTGTTCCCGACTCCACGCCGGGTGAGATAATTCCAATACACTTCATACATAGTACCTCGTGGCCACTTGGTAAAATGCAATCCGGATTGATTTAGAACTCCTCGTATTGACTCCATATGCCATCAAGCGCTATTAGACATAGGCTCCACTGCGAATCGTTCAATGCAAGATCTACTCTACACTTTGGTGCGGTATGTACGGGACTCGAACCCGTGACCACCGGTGTGACAGACCGGCATTCTAAAACCTACTGAACTAACATACCATCTTTGTACGCCTTTATCCTCACTATACGTACTCGTTACATTCACCAAGATGCTCTTGATTTAATCTTAATCCGACTCGAACGGATGCAGCGAGGCTTGATACCATATCCTTATGTAACGTTCGCATGCATTTGCTGTGGATCGCCCCGGATTCGAACCGAGATTATGATGCCGTGCAAAGGCATTCCTGTACCAATTGAAGGCAGCGACCCAATTAAAAATCTCCTTTTGTTACTGGTAGGAGTAACACCGATACATCATAGGGTACTACCCAAGGCTTGTATAAACCTGCTGGAAACAATCGCTGGCCAGTCACAGGGGCTACTTGCTCCTTCAATCCCAACGGAGGGATATTTTAGGACGTTCACCATAGTAATTTGGCGCCTCTGACACGGATGGGCGCCGGCCGGGAAAAAATGTTATTTCGTTACTATAAATTTCAAAAAATCATCTATCTTTTTCTTCAATCAAACCTTTACTCAAATTGTATAATTGCTTGATTATCAATCAAGTCGGGGCAGTGGTACTCGAAACCACGGCCTCTGGTTCCCAAAACCAGCGCTCTAACCAACTGAGCTACGCCCCGATAGATGGACACGGTTCTTTCAGGCGGTCGTGCCCTCCCGTCTGGCGATCTCAAAATAGCGGTAATGGTGTTTGGTCCGGGAAAAGAAAGGGAAACCGGGCATCCGCGACGGATCGCTCTTGGAAGATTGGTAAGGATCTCTCCTATCCAATCTTAATGGAGTCCGATCATAACCCAGCCGGACTTGGGACTCTTTTATTGAGTGACTGGTGGGTGAATAAGGATCACTCCTACATCACCCTATATCTTAACTCCGCAAATCTCCGGATTACTGTTCCATAAAGTTATCCGCAATAGCGGGCCAGTTGTTCAACTGGTGCACTTGCCTTTGATTGTTGGAGAAAAGAATCTTTTTTCTTCTCCTATTTGAATGTTTTACCAGTATGTCAATGTCCTCTTTGTCTTGGAATTTCTTTCTTCCTTTTAACAATTATATATAAAGAAGAACTCCCAAAACTTAACAGATTTTTTTAATTTTTTTTCAATTTCACTGAAAAATTTTACTGAAAGATTGTGCCCCAGGAGGGAATCGAACCCTCACGGTTTCCCACTTGGTTTTGAATCAAGCGCGTCTACCAAATTTCGCCACCGGGGCATATACTGGTTCCCTATACTACCCACGAGGGAACCACAACGTGCACTGACACTTACGATTCAGTGTGCTCTTCCTAAAGCCGCCGGAAGAACCTTTGGTACGATTCCTAACAGATTCCGGTTTGGTAGCGGTCTTTCCCGTGCCGGATTGTTATTAATGGACTTCTTTGATGAATTTATAGGGTTATTGTCGGATTTACCAGTTTGTTTATGAAATCCGGTATAACCGGTCAACGCAGTTTCACATCTCTGCAAGTATACCTATCGTGACCCTATTTTGACGATGTATCCGGGACTCGAACCCGCGCTTTTATAAGGCTGCTGTTTGCGACCACTACCTGACCACCCGGAGATCCATTGGGTTCGCAACCCCTCCGGCTCCGCTGGAATACCCGGTTGCTCTAACTGGAATCGAACCAATCTCTCATGATCCAGAGTCATGCGTACTACCAATGTACGATAGAGCAATGTTGTTGTCCCGTCTGGATTCGAACCAGAGACATCAGCCTCCAAAGGGCCGCGTTCTACCACTGAACTACGGGACAATATTAAAAAACCCTACACACCTGGTTTGTACTGGCGCCAGCACCTAACAGGTCCTCATCCACGTTTTATCCGTCAGTTCATTGCATGCGAACATGAGCTAAACCTCGGAACCGACTCTCCTTTAAAAGGCTCATGACTTCCTTTTTAATCAGCTCGGTTACCACATCCTCGGGTTTAGTGAAATATGATGGGAATCGAACCCATGACCTCCACCTCCGGTGCTCTGCCACTGAGCTACATATCCACTTCCGAATCACACGGAATAAAGGTTCTTTATAGTACCAATAACCTTGTTTCCACCACTTAGGTCAGGAACATACCTCCGCCTATTTCTACCAAGACGGCTAATCCCCACGCTTTTATTTCGCCCGGCGAGGAACGTGCTATCACATGTGAAATTGTGGAGGAAACTGGAATCGAACCAGTGCACCCGGAGCTTCAATCCGGCGCTCTACCTACTGAGCTATCCCTCCATAGTTTGGATCAGTACTACGCCCCGACCCGTGGCTGTGCTTCGGTACCTATCTTAGGCAGCGAGAGCCATTTCTTGACGTGCGCCATTTATCGGCAAATACTATCTCCCCATATCCATCCCATTGCAATCAAATCCAAACGAGCCCATATAACTATTTGAAAACCAATTGGTGGACTCGACCGGACTCGAACCGGTGTCTTACAATCTTCCTGATAGGATCATCAATAATACTTTGCAGGAGTGGCTGGGCTCGAACCAACAATCTCCGGTTTTGGAGACCGGCATTCTACCAATTGAACTACACTCCTATATAAGCCCGGTTCGCTATTCAACCGGCGCCAAAAGTCACCATCCGTCACGGCCTACCTCTACAAGTACGGTTTGGATACCTTATAGACATTGTTGTCAGGGTAGGATTCGAACCCACGAGGATTACTTTATCATCCGACTGCTCTCTGTTTCAAGTCGCAGTTGCCATAGACCACTCGGCCACCTAACAATCGCGGAAAGAGCCGGACTCGAACCGACAGAACTCCTTTCGGCGTCCAAAGGATTAGCAATCCCCTGCAGTACCAATTATGCTTACCTTTCCAATGAATTTGCGGGAGAAGAGGGACTCGAACCCCCAACCCTGGCGTTAACAGCGCCCAGCTCTGACCAATTATAGCTATTCTCCCATATTTAATGTATTAAAAACAAGCTACAAACGTACATTCTCGGAAACCTCGCTTGCATCCGCTGCAGTTCGGATATGGTTTTGATCACCACCCGCTGGCGACTGCGCCCTGATTTATTTGGTCAATTCAGAGCAAACCCTGCTTTTCTCCGTTCCAGCGCACTTATTGCCTTTGGCACCGGAATCGCTTAACAGTACAGCCTTTGAGCTCTGTGTTGGATTCGAACCAACGTCTCAGGATTACAAATCCAGCATTAAGCCGCTTAACTAACAGAGCGTTTCTTTCTACCTTTTTTATTGTGATTTTTATAGGTTTCTGTAAGTAAATAAAGGCTTCGCTATCAGATCTAACACACTCGATCATCAAACTCTTACGGACTGAATCCGATATGACAACCCCAGCAATACAGAATAGGTGGCCTGCCTAATTTCCATATGACCTTTTACTTGGAGCGGGATCCTTATGGTGGATTTCCAACACCAGTACTCTGTCTCCCTACAGGGATTCGAACCCCGATCTTAGGTTCCGTAGACCTACGTTCTCAATTCCGTTGAACTATAGAGAGATATTTTGGAGATTTGTGCACCCGGTGAGGATCGAACTCACGACCTATAGATTAAAAATCTACAGCTCTACCACTGAGCTACGAGTGCGAATCGTTTGTGGCATTTGCCATCAGCTACTTTGTCTTCGCTGTTACGTTTTCGCTTCATATTTGTGTGATTTTATTTAATTCGTTGGTAGGGAGGGATTTGAACCCCCGAACTCCGTAGAGGACAGATTTACAGTCTGTTGCGTTTAACCACTTCGCTACCTACCAGTATAAATCCTACTAACGTTATACTCGGAACCTCGGATCGCGGCACTGCGCACTTGCCGGTTTTGGGATTATTGATTAGGCTCATTCCTCCTATAAGCCAGAGCTTTGGACATTCCGCCATTCTTTGTACCACCTCGCACGTTTCCACGGACTGGAAATTTAGAGATCCCGGTGGGACTCGAACCCACATTCCTTACTCCCCTGTTTTACCTCTGCAAAGGTGGCGCCGTCGTCGCATTGCAAGCTTCTGTTCACCCAAGGTTTCATTGACTCCTCTATAGCCGGTGTGTAGGGTATTGCAGTACCCACCTCCTTGCGTACGGGACCTTTTTTAATTTGCACCAAGACGAGGATTCGAACCTCGGCCTCAATGTCCTCTCGAACATTGTATTCTGTCCGCTTTCCACAATGGTAACTCCAGGAGCAACCCCGTTCTTACCAAAGTTTCATCTAACTATCTTGATTGATAAGCACCAATTCCTTCGGGCTACTCATAAACGTATGCATCCATCTATGGTTTGTCCTCCGGTTGAATGACTTACTTGAGCAGTGAACGGGGCTCGAACCCGCAACCTCGACCTTGGCAAGGTCGTAATCTACCAATTGATCTATCACTGCAAATATCCGTCTCTCCGAATAGTCACCGTTCCATTAGTTTTCGGCCAGCAAGGGATACGGTTTCAACTGGCACTGTCTTAAAAACATTTGTGTTTTTTGTGGGTGAATAAGGATCTCTCCTACATCATCCCATCTCGGTTCATCCTACTTTGACGGTGAGGACCGAAAACCGCCCGCCTTTTGTGGGTGAATAAGGATCTCTCCTACATCACCCTATATCTCAACCGCCAGTGCTCCCAAGAGCGTTCACCTAACCGAAGTCAAGCACGTACCCTCAAGTCTATAACGGATAAGAATCTTTTTTCTTCTCCTATTTGAATGTTTTACCAGTGTGTCAAAGTTCTCTCTTGTATCCGGAACCTCTATTGTTCCTTTTACAAATTATATATAAGTAATCATCTCCGGTTCTTAACAAAAAACCAAAAATTTTTACAAATATTTTTTCAATGTTCTCTCTCAAGACCTTGGCAATAAAAAAAGCCATTCGTGTGTGCGAATGACCTTGATTTATCGTGGGGCTTAAAGTTTTCAATAAAGTCATTCGCGTTCTCCTACCCCTGGTACATCATTGCGATAGCCGAAGCCTTCTGCTTTAGGCATAGCAATATTCTTGGTGCTTTGGAGGCTCCAGGAACATGATAGCAATGTATGTTGTAAGGTATTCACGATTGATTTTATTGTTTTTCTTTCTCTATAATATATCGAATGATTCAAAAATTTAACAATTCTGCTAAATTTTCTTCAATGGAGACCCACAACAGGTATCCTGATATTTAAGGTGTGGGAATAGTTTGTAAAATCGTTTCCAAGTCGAACGACCTCGTTTTAAGGATGGTACACGAATATTCCAATCATATCCGGGAAATTCATTAGGATCTTCCGCTGTGGCCCAAGATGATGCTCCCTTCCAACCGGCATAGTATCCTTTATTATCCTGATCCGCTGGTTTTCTATTATGTTTATATTTATACCGAGGATGAATGTATTTATGTTTAAATTTATTTGCCATAACGCTCAAGTTCTTTTAATTCAGTATCCAATATGAATGCCGCGCGACAATCCAAACATGCGTATTCAGACGTGATTATCTCGGATTTAAGTTGAGTATGTCCAAATATTTGATAAATACCTTCTATCTTCTTATTCATATCATACTCGCGAACATCACCCCAAATACAACTACCACACGGTGATGTTCCTTTCCTCATCGGAGATACCTGTATCAGTGCCTCCACCGGTACATTGTTACAGAGGACATCGACAAGTGTTAATTTATTATATTCGAGCCAAGCAGGTAACACACCAGCATGTGTGAATAGGTATCCATCAACCATATGTGCCAGTTTAAGATCCATCTGCTTAAGAAGATTATGTATCTCATTGCGGTGGAATATATCCATACGATCCGCCATCTCACCGATCATATAGTTACCGTCATGATTACCCATCAGGCATACCACCTTATCCTTGTGTTCATTAACGAATGGAACAAGTTTATCACGTAGATGGTGACGTGATTTATCCCGACTCACCTGGAATAAGTATGGATCGTGATAATCTCCAAGGAAGATGACCTTATCAAATTCATCGATATGACTGCAAGGTTCCTCCCAAAAATTACGTCCGTGTACGTCTGGTATAATTAGTAGTTTCATATTAATCCCTTGGTCCGTAGTTATGTTGATACTCGAATGGAGCCTGTAAATAATACATTGGATTATAACATCCAAATCCCTTCATGATCTGTTCAAATATCATTGTACATTCATACCAATCCTTATATTCAGGTGTACCATACTCCGGTTTCTCACCAACAACTGCTTCGTGAAGTTTCTCCGCCCATTTCTTACCGGCATCCTTTAGATTAGCGGTGTCATAACTATCTATCATTATACCAAGTACACCATCCCGAACCATACTCCGGTTCCTCTTGATGTATTGTTTGATTTCATTGATTATTTTCATCTTGTTGTTCTTTTTTATGGCAATTCGTAAAATTGCAATCTTGCAAATTCGGGTTGGGATCTTAATTGTTTCATTTTCTCCTCGTGTTTTCTATCATAGTTTTTCGATGTGATAAATGACACAATGGCTCCAATCCCATAAAATATGAGTATAAACAATATAATTACAGTGATGATGTTCATGATTCTTGTTCTTTTTTTACAATCTCACCCTGGCTCACAAAATCTTCTTCCCCTTCCATATAGTTATCATATAGGAATGAACGGGATTTTGCACGGGCAAATGCATAGAGCACTGCGTGGATTTTTAGTTCCTCGTAGGTGTGCAATTCCGGGTGCTCCTTCTTGGCATGTTCGAGGTTGATCGCATATTGGAATATAGAATAGTCCACTGTATCGGGTTTAACCTGCTTGAAGGTCTCCACATTCTGGCATCCCAGTAAATGCACCTTCTTACCACACTGACGAGCATAGTTCATCATCTTACGGAACTCATCGCGATACAATCCCCAATCACGTGTCATTGCAAGACCACCAATAGCGAGTTTATCGTACAGTTCACTTTCACAGAGACGTTTCCAGTATTCGAATCCCTGATGCATCTTGAAAACAGGAGTCGGATAACGACCTAATATATTATATACATCCTGTCGACAGTAGTTCTCCGGAGATAACATATCAGGATCTTTCCGAAAGTATTCATTATCAAGTTCAAATACCTCGGTTGGTTTGACTACCTGAAGTAATGCGAGGAATTTACGACGCATTGCATCGCATTTCTTATGGAACTCCGGATTATCTGCACCCAGTTTGGTTTGTTGTTTATACAATGTAAAACCTCCGGAATCCAGATAGAACCTCTCCTGTCCCACACAATCATATATAACCTTTGCTGCCTGCTTTGGCATATCCACAGTTGATACCAGAACAGCGTTATCTATAGTTCCGAGTAGTTTAGGGAGAACCTGTTTCCAACGACCTTTTGATCCGCAGGAATATACCAATCCTCCACCTAATCCATATACAAGTTTATGCATGTTTCTTTCGAGTTTCTTTTAAGGTTCATCTGTACAACTATTTACAGGAACGTATTGGTCATTAATTAGATCTCCGTATTCATTTTTGTGTTTATATAAATAGTATTTATGACCTTCGATCTCCCTGCGATATATATAATATCCATCCTGTTTCTTTACAAATGTTGGATCGCTGGTAGTCCACTCTATTTCCTGTCGTTTTGCTCGTTCAATATCAGATCGGGTACACTTATATACTCCAAATAACCCAAGGAATAGCAGACCGATCATGATCACTCGCATGAACCAATCAAATAATTTTGCATGATTCCACCAGAACCACTGTTCAATATTATGGAAAATGTCTCGTATACCGGAAACTTCATTGATTTCTTCAGGATCTTCGTAGACGCTTTTGCCGAGTTTCTCTTCTTTCATATTTTAACTTTATTTGGTGCTATGGTCAGCATCTGGTTCTACGTAGTTTCCTTTGCTGTCGATTGGTGAACCTTCAGCACCAGCAATCATAGCCTCGAGTTCGGCTTTGTTGTCCTTGAATGATGACATACCCAGTTTTTTGAGCATCTGGTTATTATTGCCGGTCTTGGCAACCATCCTATCCACTGCCGAGTAGTTCCAACCGGAGTACTCACCCACACGGTTATCCGCAATGACATATCCGGCGATCTCCTCATCAGTTAATCCATATATACGGATAGCATCAATCTCTGTCTGTCCAAGTAACTTCATTGCCTTCACTCGGGTATGACCGGTAAGAATGATATTTGTTTCCGTAATATTGATGGGATTGAGGAATCCGTAGGTTTTAATCGATTCGGCCACTACCTTGGCTGATTCATTATTATGACGTGGATTCCCCTCGAATGGAATCAAATCTGCTATCTTTACACGAACGAACTCCATTTTACGCTGTGGAATTTCCACATATGGATATACTTTCTCTTTTGCCATTATATATGATTATTTTATTCTCTGTAGAATAATATACCAAAAATGACGTGAAGTTTCCTCGATGCATCATAAAAAACTTATTCTTATTATATAGATATAAACAAAAAAAATAAGAATATGAAACATCTACGTTTATTCCCTAACTCACAGGTACGCAATTCCGTACTTGCAGATATTGATTATAAGATTCTTTCCAAAACAGATGGTGAACCCGGAGTTGGTATATATAAAGGTACTTGGGTTGATCCAAAGACAATACCATTCTACATTGACGTCCGTGGAACTGTGACGCTTGCAGCAACATCCGGATTGCAGATGAGCACGGATGGTGAGAATTGGACGGATACGGTCGCTGGCGACCTACCAACAGGAAAGACATATTTCCGTGTGGCAAGTGACCAAACATCACCGTTGAAACCATCCTGGACTGAAAAGGAGGATTCTGACTATGATATTGGTGGTAACATCAACTCGCTGGTTAAAGTGAATTTCGAAAACGACACAACGTGCTATATATTCTATATAAGTTATACTGGATTCTTCCAAAATAAATCCAAACTTAAAAGTGCAGGTAACCTTATTTTAC